TAAGGTCTATGCACAAGAAGCGCCTCTCTACTCCACCCATCTTGGGGTGGCAGGTCGTGTTGACTGTGTTGGTATCTTTGATGGTAAACTATCCATCATCGACTACAAGACCTCTATGAAACCTAAGAAACTAGAATGGGTCAAGAACTACTTCATGCAAGAAGCTGGTTATGCTGTAATGTGGGAAGAACGTACAGGAATGCCGATTACTCAATTGGTTACCATCATCTCTGTTGATAACAGTGAACCTCAAGTGTTTATTGAACACCGTGACAACTGGGTGAATACTTTGCGAAATACCATAGAAAAATACAACGAGGAGCAAAATTCGACTTCCATTTTGTTATAAATAGTGGTATAATACACTTTTATAACTTATGGGATATCGATGTTACAGTTTAGTCAACTCAACGAAACTTCCTTAACTTTTGGGGAAATTGTGCGTCCTGATAGGGCGTATCGTGCTGACCTATTCATTACGAAATACAAATCTGGAGAACCCTTTGAGACTACTGGTGGTGATAAGGTAGTTCTTCAGTATGACCCCTCAGTAGAAAAGGCAATTCGCACTGGAAATAGTAAAGGTCTACCTACCAAAGCACTCAAGACTCTGGATGGCCAAGAACTTACATTCGGTAAACTAAAGAAGACCGCAGAGTTTGGTGGTGGTCGTGGTTCTGGTGGTGGTTCAGATAACACTCGTGCAACCGAATCCGCACAATGTGTTTATGCACAATTGATGTGGGACAACCCCAATACAAAATTCTCTCCTGACGAACTCAAGTCTGCATTCCAGAAAACAAATACCGATGCCAAGTTAGACGAGATTCTACTGAATGATGACCAGTGGATTGCATCATCTATTAACGGTGCAAGGATTCTTCATAAAGTATTGAAGAAGAAACAGTATACATGGCATCGTGGTTCACAGTGGGTTTCTAAACTTGAAGAAGTATTCAAGAAACTCAATAGTGAAGAGAAACTATTCAGTAACGTAAATAAATGGACTCCCGCAGATATCTGGGCAGTCGCTCGTGGTGCAGAAAACAAATACAACATTCATGGTGCAAAAAGTTTCTCAGAACTTAACAATGAACTCTTGAAAGCATATGCCGCTCGTGATATAATGGGTATATCACTCAAGAAGATTGGGAAGAAACCTAAATTGTCACAAGTAAATTTCCGTGCGCCATTCGTACCACCCAAATTTATCAAACAAACCTTCGGTAAGAAGAACTTCTATGGTGCAAAGGACGGATACTTGTACGGGTCTGGTGGATTCCAGATTCAGTTCCGTACCTTTCCAACCTTCCAATGTGAGATTGTTGGTAAGAAAGCGAAACATGGTAAGGTGTCCTATGGTGGTATCAGTGATGCAATGAAAGATGCAACTGGTAGACCCCTGACAAATAAAAAGGTTGTTGAACAGATGTTGAAGAACAAACCCGATATGTTCTATGATAACTTCTGGAAAAACTATTCAATGACTAGTGAGAAAGATAGTAAAGAAACTCTCATGGCAAATCTACAGAAGAAAGACTTTGAGTGGAACGTATCTAAGTACATGGTATTGGAACTATTTACTGCAATCAAAGGTCGGGAACAACAAGTACTGGACTACCTAGTTCGTATCGCAAAGTCACAAACAAAGAACTCCGCTGTTCACTTGAAGGTGTCGTAATGAATTTTAATGATTTTATAACAGAACAGAAGAATACTCACATGACCCATATTGAGGATAAGGTTCTCTATGGGGGCGTGAATGGTACACGTCAAGCAATCAATGCACTACGTGAACTCCGTGATATGTTAGCTGGACAAACTGACTCTAAACTGTCAACCAAGTGGGACGGTGCTCCCGCAGTCTTCTGTGGTCAAGACCCTAGTGACGGGAATTTCTTTGTTGCGAAGAAAGGTATCTTTGCAAAGAATCCTAAAATCTATAAATCTGCACAAGAGATTGACGCAGACATGTCGGGTGACCTTGCAGACAAGATGAAACTTGCATTGAAACATTTACCAGAACTTGGTATCAAGGGTGTGATTCAAGGGGACTTCTTGTTTTCAAAACCAGACGTTAGTACCGATACCATTGATGGTCAGAAGTACACAACCTTTCACCCCAACACTATCATCTATGCAGTACCCTATGACCAAGCTGATGCAATCCGTAAGGCAAAGATTGGTATCGTCTGGCACACTACATATACGGGTAAAGACTTTGAGTCGATGAAAGCATCATATGGTGTAGACGTGTCGAAATTTAAGAGTTCTGTAAACGTATGGTCACAGGACGCAATGTTGCGTGACGTGTCTGGTGCGACCATGAACAAGAAAGAAACCGCAGAGGTAACCAAACATTTGTCCGATGCGGGTAAGATATTCAACAAGATATCTGGTTCCACCTTACGTGAGTTAGAACGTAATCAAAACCTTGCTCAACTTATTGAACAGTACAATAACACTTTTGTGCGGCAACAAATGGTCATTTCTAACACTAATGCACACGTAACAGGTTTAATCAAGTGGTTGAATGATAAGTTTCAGAAAGAAGCTGACAAACGTAGTACCGAAAAGGGTAAAATGGTTCAGTTTAAGAAACTAGAAGAGTTGATGAAGTTCTTCTCTACAAGAAACAAAAAGAATCTAGTTGCAATGTTTGATTTGCAAAAAAATATTGTTCTTGCAAAACTAAAACTTATAAATAAACTTAATAGCATAAGTTCAATTGACTCTTTCGTCCAGACCAAAAAAGGTTATAAGGTTAAGACGGGAGCTGAAGGATTTGTCGCTATTGATAAACTAGGTGGTGATGCGGTCAAGTTGGTTGACCGTCTAGAATTTTCGTATAATAACTTCAGTCCAGATATACTGAAGGGATGGGATAAACCAAAGAGGTAAACTATGGCTAAACCAATGAGCCTAAAAACATTTCTAAATGTGGACTACACTCAGACGGGTGATGAGTACCAAGCAACCAATGCAAAGAAGCGTAAGCGTGATATTGGGGCTGGAACTGACGCTGAGTATTCTTCAACGAATCCGCCTACAAAAGACGAGGCACTAACTTTACAACAACGTATGAAGTTATCTCGTTCTCTCAAAAAGAACAAAGCAAAAATTGCTATGGGTCGCAAACGTGCTGAACGTAAAGTCGCTGATGTTGACACTTTAAAAAAACGTGCAAAGAAACAAGCACGTATGCAATTCTTTAAAAAAGTCACTAAGGGTGTGGATAAGGGTGAAATGTCAATGGGTCGCAGAGCGTCCATTGAGAAACGCCTAGATAAGATGAAACCCAAGATTGATAAACTCGCAAAGAAATTACTTCCGAAGGTTCGTAAAGGTGAACTTGAACGGAAGAGAGGTGGAAACAAAAGTGATTAAAGATTTTAAATCCTATCTAGTCGAAGAGGCTAAAGAGGTTTATTTTACGTTTGGTAGAATGAATCCGCCTACGATTGGCCATGGAAAAGTATTAGATACCATTGCACAAAAGGCCAAGGGGGCAGACTGGAAGGTCTATGTCTCTCAGTCTACTGGTGCAAAAGACCCACTATCATATTCTGACAAAGTAAAACACCTACGTAAGATGTTTCCGAAACATGGTCGTAACATCATGGTCGATAAGGGTGTGAAGAGCGTATTCGATATTGCTGCCAAGTTGTATGACCAAGGATACAAGAAAATCACTATGGTAGTCGGAGAAGACCGTCTACGTGAGTTTGATGTCCTGTTGAATAAGTATAATGGTAAGAAAGCACGTCACGGATTCTATAACTTCGAGTCTATCAATGTTGTGTCGGCTGGTCGTAGAGACCCTGATGCCGAAGGTGTGGAAGGTATGTCTGCGTCCAAACAACGTGCCAATGCCAAAGAGAACGATTACCAATCATTCACACAGGGTGTTCCGAAAGGAATGTCTGACCGTGATACTCGTAGATTGTTTAATGATGTTCGTAAAGGTTTAGGTCTCAAGGAAGAGCATTCTTTTAAACGCCACATCGAACTACCTAAAGTCTCTGACCTGAGAGAACAATTCGTTAAAGGTGAGTTGTTCGAACTGGGTGATACTGTTGTTATCAAAGAAAGTGATGAGGTTGGTACAGTATCAGTCCTTGGCGCTAACTATGTCATCGTAGAATGTGGTGACCGTAAAATCCGTAAGTGGTTAGACGCAGTAGAGTTGGTAGAGAAAAAGGCAGTCCAAGACCCTGATATCAAAGACAAGGAAGGTACTCAACCTAAGAAGTACTATGCAGGTTTAGAGAAGTCTACCAAGAGTAAGCGTGATGCACATTTCAAGAAACATGGTAAGAAGGCAGACGATGATGATTCCGCCTATAAACCCGCTCCTGGCGATAAGACAGCAAAAACGAAACCATCCAAGTACACCAAGCAGTTCAAGGACATGTATGACGAAGACTGTTGGGACGGTTATAAACAAGTCGGTATGAAGAAGAAGGGGAACAAGACTGTTCAGACCGAAGATGTGTCACAACAAGAACTTAATGACCTAGAGAAATTCGCAGACAGACTCCTCAACAAGTTCGATGTCGATATTGAATTCACAAGGCATTTCGCTGACCGTATGAATGACAAACGTAACAAACCCGCAATCACTGTGGCAGAGTTACAACGTCTGTTCAAGAAGATGGCCCAGAACAAGGGTAAGAAGATTAAGAAACACGGTAACAGTGAAGCTATTCTCAAGGACATGCAGTCCGACCTAAATCTGCCTGTGGTTATCAACTGGAAGAACGGTGAGTTCGAAGTTGTTAACAAAACAATAATGCGTAAGAAGGCATTCAAGTCACCTGACCCAGAACTCAAGTATGAAGGTATGGCATTCGACAAACTGAAGTCTATGACTGTCGGTAAGAAACAGTATCAAGACGCATTACAAGCCCTGAAGAAACTACTTGCACGTAAGAAAAAAGAGAGTGGTGGTAAACTAAGACACTCTACCCACTACTACGCCATGCAGATTGCCAAAACCTATAACAACATGAATGATAAAGTACTTCATAAAATGTTGGGTGAAGAAAGTGGTGCAGGCGAAGAAGGTACGGATAAACTTCTGAAGAAGTATAAAAAAGATACTCCGATGGAAGAAGACGCAGTTCAAGATGCAAAAGACCGTATCAAACGTGAGAAAGAACAAGATAAGAAGAAACACGATTCACTACTTGACCGTGCCAGACTTGCACGTGCAAGAACAAAAAATAGAAATACTAGACCCAATGAATAA